ACATATTTAGTGAAATGGTTAGATGGAACACAGCTCACTGTGACTAAACCTGCTACAAAAGTAGAAGGATTAGATTTGAGTTGGTTGCCATTGTTGGATGCTGCTGGAAGACAAAGTCTTAAACCAGCTGAACCAAAAGTGGGTGATAAGATAACCTCTCTTGCAATACATGATGGTGAGTTGGAAACATCCTCTGGCTATATTCAAGCCATTACAGGAAATGAGATGAAGCATACAGTGTCAACTAAAGATGGACATTGCTGTTGTGCTTTCTTGGATGTTCATGGTCGTTTTGTTAGTTTTCATGTTCGTGGTACAAGTACCTCTGGATATGCAATTCCGCTAACCGAAACAGTTGTAAAGTTAATGATGTCAAAAAACTAGCTTCCCCCCTACCGGCTTTGGCAGAGTGGCAGTCGTGGTATGCACGATACACTCATAAGTCCATTTTCGTAGGGGGTGGTCCAAGTGCGCAATATTTGCGAATGTCTGCTCCGCAGCATTTGTCTTTTATTACACGAGTGAATCGAACTGTGTTTCACCGTGATAAGCGCATTGAGAATCACTCTATGAAGTTATGTTGGGATGAAAATGATTGGATATTACCGTCGAAGTATTTGCCGTCGGTACCCAATGTCTCAGCAGGTTATAAGGCATTCTGGCGATATGACAAACCTGAGTTGGAGATTCCGAGTCATGTGGCATATATGTCAAAGATTTGGACTCAAAGACACTTTCAGCAGTTTATGGGGGGCTCACGAGTCCTCCCTGCATCATTGGTGCGTAAGGAAATGGATAGTTTAACTTCCTGTGGTTATCCATGGAATTTGACGTATCAGAATAAGGAACAAATGTATGCAGATGCTGAAATGGCAAAGGTTATCCCGGATTATTGTGAACGTATTCGGGAAAACTTTCCCTGTGGCATATTACCCATATGGACATGTTCTGTAAAAGGTAAGGAGATGCGCACGGTGAAGAAAATTGAGGAAAACAATCTGCGCACTTTCACAGCCGCTCCTGTTGAACACTCTCATGCAACAAATGAGTTGTGTTTGGATATGAATGATAGATTTTATAATTCAGCAGGGCGTACTTGGTCGCAGGTTGGGGCAACTAAATTTGATGGGCAGTGGCATGCTATGTATACACGTTTAACTAAGCATGCTAATGCTGCTGCATTGGATGGTAGACAATTTGATGCCTCTTTACTGGCACTCTTATTGTGGGATCAAATGTGGATTCGTTGGGAGATGTTAGATCCTTCTGAGCGAACCATGGAAAATCTACTGGCACTTATGAATGTGTATGATGCTATTATTTCATCAGTTGTTGTTATGGATATGGGTGATTTATTACGCAAATTTTTGGGTAATCCTTCTGGATCATCCAATACAGTAGTGGATAATACTATGGTACTTTTTCGCTTTATGTGTATGGCATGGATAGTGCTTGCACAAGAGCATCGGAAGAAGTACAAGCAAAAGTGCAGTGATGCGCGGCGCCCAGTAAGTGATCCTCTGCATGAGGAGCCATTTGCTGAGGTTGAAACATATGGTTATGGAACAATGATGGAGAATGTCGAAGCAGCCCTGTATGGTGATGATGATACCTTCACCGTGTCTGATTTCGTGCGTGACTGGTTCACTCCAAGAGCTATAGCTGAGGTGTGGACGACGTATGGATTGGTGACTACTGCAGACACATGGGAGTTTACGCAGCTGAATGCGTTAACATTCTTGTCACAATCATTTGTGATGGTGGCAGGACTCTGGATGCCCAGTCCAGAAACTGAAAAGGTGCTTGGGTCATTATACTTGGGCTCCTCGGTTGATGACATTCGCTTTCATCTATTACGTGCCTATGCATTGCGTATTGAATCTTGGGCTAATGATGAGTGTAGATTAAAAATTGAAACATATATAAACTATGTTCACACTCACTATCGTGATCAGCTCATAGGTATGGTACGTGATATTGATTGGTCAGCTATTCGACAAGTTTGGAAAACTGATCTGCAAATTTTGAAATTGTATACTGGAGAGGAATGTGCCAGTTCTGTGAATTGGTCACATATCTTCCAGTTGTTGAGAGATGAAGTTTGGGTCAAAGATTCCCCACAATGGCGCCTGGTTGGAGTGGAATTGAATCCTGGTCCTCAAACAAGTATATATTTAAATATGCATAGCTTGTTTAAAATTCTCTCTCTCTCACTCTGTTATCAGAACTGTGCGAATACATCTGGTATAAGGGTCAACTTATTATCGTGTGTCTTCTTCCAGTGTGTCCAAATGCCCGGAAAGAAGAAAACTGTGAAAAAGGCAGCAAAGAAGGAAGCTGTCAAGGAAGTCAAGAAAATACTAAAACATGCAGGACCCAGAAAAGCCAAACCTAAAAAGAACGTACTACATGGCCGAGGTGGTTACTGGGGTGATCTTGGGAAGCGCCTTGGTGGTCATCTTGGAGGTGTGGCTGATGAAGTGGTTGGCATTGGAAAGGTCTTAACCGGACGGGGACGTTATCAAGTGAAGCGTAATTCAATTTATGAGTCAGGTAGGCCCCCTACCATTATGAATACTAAACACTCGTCAATTATTCGTCATTGCGATTATATTGCTGATGTTGTTGGTTCACCAGGTTTTAGTATTACACAATATGCAATTAATCCGGGAGTGTTTGCAACATTTCCGTGGTTATCACAAATGGCGTCAATGTATGAACAATATATTGTGCGTGGCATGATTTTTGAATTTCGATCGACTAGTGCAGATGCAGTGGCATCAACAAACACTGCACTTGGTACTGTAATTATGGCTACAGAATATAATTCAAATTTACCTGCATTTGCAAATAAAATGCAAATGGAAAACCATGAATACAGTACATCTGTTTGTCCAGATCGAAGCGCTATACATCCAGTTGAATGCGCACGGTCACGTACCGTATTGGATGAACTTTATATCCGTACTAGCACATCTAATAATGCTGGTACTACTACAGTTGCTCCGAGTAATTATACACCATTGTTGTATGATTTAGGGCAGTTTTATCTTGCAACAGTAGGGATGCAAGCAGCTGCAACAGTTGGTGAATTGTGGGTATCTTATGAAATTGAATTCTTAAAACCAACAATTCCAACTACAGTTGCTTCAAACACTCCAGTGCATTATTACTGGGATTCAACTCTAGGCACTCAGCCTGTGAGTGGAAACTTATTAAGATGCACTCGTAATAAGAACACTGGCGTTGTGTTATATCCAGGAAATGGGAATGCGGTAGCAATTCCATTTGGTAGATGGGTTATGATTGTCCAATTTATTCAGGGTAGTGCCTCAATAACGGCACCAACATTAACCTACACTGGCTGTAGCGCTTTAGCTATGTTTGACACTGCTGCTGCAACAGGCATTAGTGCTGATTCTGTCTCAACTGATCCGGCTAATGGAACCACTACTACGACTGGTGCTTGGTTGTATGGTATTGATGTAACAACAGCTGCAGGAGGTTCTGTTGCCTTTAGTACATGTACTATTGGCACATTAACTACCTTTGATGTTTTTCTCTTACCATATGCCGCCCTTTATTCAGCAACTCGAAATGCTGTGGAATGGGATCCAGTAGCTAGAATCTCTCGTAGATTGTTAGAACTGGAAGGCAAATTGTCACAAGTTTTGGAGGTCGAGGAAAAGTATGACTCAGAATGTTCCACACCGATGCATGTGGAACCAGTGTTGACCACGTCAATGACTCAATCAACACAAGATTTAGCATCATCTCTGCTTTCTCGTTTGCAGATTGGAAACGCCGTTACACGTAAGGGACATTTTCCTTCTGCAGCATGAGTAAAGCAGGTTATTTTATGAATAATAGTGACCTAGAGCGCTGGCTTGATACGGCACAGAGTTCTCCATTAACGAAAAATAAAGTTCGTAAAGATTTATGGTCACATTTTACTGAATGTATCCACTATCATGTTTCACATCGTGACTTTCGAAGTTATACTCGTATACCTCGTGGTCATTTCATCAGCTTACAGTCTTTCTGTTTGTTAGATGGTAAGGGGAGTGATAATATAAGTAACGATCAGTTGCTGAATATTATCACTACTCTTGATGATCTTCGACGCCTTCTACCCTATTGGGTTGAAAGTGATGAGGAGGAGCAAGGTGGTGGCATTTCGACGTCTTCTACTCCAAGTAATCAAGAGCGAAAGGAAGTGATTCCTCCAACGCTCAAGAAGAAAAGAGCTCTATCTTTGTAGATATCGTGTTTGGTTGTGGTGATGTTTTTGTGATGTTCTTTTATTTCATCATCACATATTCATAAAAACGGAGTGAGGGG